CGATGGTTATAGCATCCCATAGGTCTATCGTTTTGTTTTTCCCACTATCTGAATAATTTGGGTGCTTCTCGATTTTATAATTCCTTTCCGGAATATCAGTTAGCTTAGACTTTTTTAACCCCTCAATCAATCTTTCCGTTAACGGATTTAACCAATTAGTAAAAGAGTTTTTAAGCCTATAATCATTCAGTTTGTCGGTTTGAATTTCACGAACTGCAATAATAAATCTGCAATCCCTTGTTACTTCTTCATTCCTATCATCGTGGGTTTCATTTCCAGATACAAGCCATACGATCGGGTATGGTTGTCCTTTCAACGCGATATACCTATTCAACTCATCTTGATCGCCCCAATGAAAATTAATAGCAAAACCACCCATTTCTGGCATTTGGTTTATAATTGCTTCAATCCCATCCTCAAAAACTATCATATTCCATGCGAGTTTAAGGGGTAATGCATAGTAAAGCGAAAGGTCGGATAGTCTGCTTTGTTATCGTTCAAGTATTGATACAGTGATCGTATCGTGCTTGTAGATACTTGGTAGTCTACTCCATAACCATAGCTTGTATGTATTACTCGTGGTGCTTGATCTACTCCTTGATATTTGCGTAAAAATTCATTGTATTTATCAGTAGCACGATATACCGAAGATGCGTGTGCGCTATTTACACCCTCTGGTCTTTCTACCCCTAAAGTTGTAAAAACATCCTGCTTCTCTTGTATGTACTTCCAATAAATATAATAGGGAAGGAAAGAGTAATTTTTCAATCCTTCCCATTTTACTGTTAAGCTGTTAGCGGTGTATTCCTTACCGTTTACCAAGTCCTTGATAGGCTGTGAAGCGTTATCCAAGTCGGCATATTCAGTAACTAATAAATCGTACAACTCAATACCAAGTCCATCGATAAGTATTTCCTTCTCGTACAGATCCACAAAGTTTTGAACATCCGCAACGGCATTAGCCCCATTAGGAGTGCTTACCGAATTAGGAATCTTCAAAGGGTCTTTCTGGAATATGTCGAGTTGGGTTATCATATTTACTTAACTATTTTAGCGTAACCGTTTGCTACGTGAATGTCGGCCATAGATGGGTGTATTTCCATCTTATATCCTTTTTTAAAGTGTTTGGTGTCTTTGGTTATTTCCACCTCAACACGATCACGAAAACGGATTACTTCTTTGTTTTCGGCTTTTTGCTTTAAAACCTCTTTTGCTTTGTTTTCTTTCTTATTTGCCATTATTTAAAATATTTAAGTTACTATGCTGGGTCTGTTACTGATGGGTCTAATAATGCTGTGATGTTTGAAATATCATCATAGATTAATGCCCCAGAGTGATTAGCACTCATATAACCAACCAATCGAGCTTCAAGCAAGAAAGTCCTAAGGTTTTTAGAGAAATCATCATTTTCCCATCCGGCCTTAAAGGTTACATCGTCCTTAAACGCTACTGTGTATTTGCTTGGATCTCCAATAAGAATTTTACCCGCAGGGATTCTGTTTGTAGATACAACTGTTAAACCATCAATCTGAAGTCCGTTCGCAGTTGCAAATGGAGGGATCAAGTAATGACCGTCAGACGCTTTTGTTAACTGCATAGCAGCAACATCGGCAGGGTTTAAGAATACGTGAGTAGGCATAAAGTTTCCTAAACGAATTTGCGTTGCGGCTGCTACTACGGCATCATCTAGGTTTGCATCTGCAACACTATCAGCTAATGCGCTAGGAGCAACAAAAGCTCCAGCAAAAGTTGTGATACCATCTACCTCAGCAGCAGTTGAACCGCTATCTCCTGCAAAAATCTTATCGTCAATCTTCAATCGGATAAGTTCTTCAAAATGCTCTCTGGCATCAGCAAGGATAAACTGGGTGTCCTCCATCATCTCCTCTGAGTACTTCCATCTTTCAGCTACCTTTTTAACTTCTGCGCTCTTTGGCACATAGTCAACATCTACTAAAGGCTTTAAAGCACCCTCAGCAATAAAAGCTGCATCGCCCTCGCCTGTTACTCTATCAATCCAATAAATAGTACGAGCGTTAGTTGCTCGTCTATTTACGTAATTAAGAAGATAAGGCTGTTGCTTTGGCGTTGATTGAACCCCTGGCACAACTTCTGTTAAAAAAGCTGGGTTAAAAGCAATTCCGGCTCCTGCATTGGTTGTAGTCATTAAAGCAGGGACTTTTAAAGTAAACTCCAATTCAGATTTTGAGTTAGAGGACTTCATATCCTTTAAGGTTTCTTTATTGTCCTCTAAGTTCTTCTGAAACTCGCCCCAAAAATCTTTTCCTTCAGATGCAGAACCTTTTTTGCGAATAGCCGTAATAGCTTCGCCTTGTTCTTTTAGAGATTTATTGATTCCATCAATATCTTCTGCTTTGACTAATCCCTTAAATTTTTCGGTCATATCTTCAACCGATTTTGTAACAGCTTCCAATTCTTCTTTGGTAGCCGCTTTTTCAATAGCTGTTTGCGTTTCTTTTAATTTACTCTCGAACGCTTCAGCTTTTTTTTGTGCTTCTTCTTGTGTCATTTTACACGTTTTTAAAGTTGAACATTACTAAATGTGAAGTGTCCTTGACGGCTTCGTTTTCTGACTCATCCAGAGTGTCGCTTGACGGCTCTTGAATTAATCTCTTTATTGCTTCAATATGTTTTTCAATTTGTACACCGCTTGGATCGGTTAAAAAACCAAACTTTAAACGCTGCTCTAACTTCTCTATAAGCATTATAGCATCCTCTGCGTTCTTAACAGCGTGAACCGGTGTGTCACTCTCAGCACCAAACAAAACAGTGCTGTATTCTTTCATATTAACCTCGTGGAAGTCATACCCCCCTTTCTCGTTTTCTTCTTTAATAACCGGGATAAAACCTTGTGAGTGCTGTAGGCTTCTGTCGTGTTTAAGACCAAACTCGTAATCGCTTAATAACTCTCTCGCTACGGTTTTGTTTAGGTTTAACTGACTTTCGATAATTAGGCTGTCCGGGTCTTTTCTAATTGGTAGCCCTACAAAAGTTGAAGTGCCTACTTTATGATCTACCAAATGGACTTGCTTACCATCTTTAAACGTTTTTGTAAATGCGCCTTTCATCATACGGTCATTATCGTAATCGTATTTATTGAATCGGCTTATCTGTAGGGTTACTATTCCTTTTTTTACAGAAACATCCTTAACGGAAGTGTCTTGATGTTTAGTTATTTTTTCCATCTTCTTGTAGGTTTATTCCAACGGTTTCTAAAAATTTTTCGGGGTCAATATTAGAACCGCTTAAGTTTCTTATCGCTGTGCTTAATTTTAAAGCCTTATCTGCTTTTTGGCTTTCTATTACTTGCATGCAAGGCAAGTGATCTAGGGTCGCTTTAAATTCTTCTTTAAGGCCGAAATGTGATTTATAAGAGTTGCAGAAATCGTCTAATTGGTTTTGTACCACATTCTGACATAATGAAACCATAGCAAGCTCGAAGTTGTCATACTTGCTTCCGCTACCGGCTATAATAGGATAAAGCTCTTGCGGTATTCCGAAAGTATTCATTATGGTTAAAGCATTGTGCTGCATAGACTTGTCTATGTGTAAGTCGGATAGTTTAGTGTGCAAGTCTGAAACGCTTACCATCGCATTGGTAGCAATTAGATTGCCTTTATGACCTGCGTTGCCATACCCCTTATAAGCGTTCTCTATATTCTCTTTGTCTTTTGGATCGAGTGGCCTTGAAATACCTTGCCCTTTTTCCGATCCCGATACTATCTTAGTACCGGATTGTCTTAATGCTGTGTTTTCAGCTACTAAAGCTGTGTCAATGTTCTTAATGTTTTTTTGGATAGCATCAAGTCTTGAGGGGGCTTTCAATAAAAAATCCTCTGACAAGCCATTGGCAACGTCAAAGAATGGTATTACTTCGGAAATATTGAATTTATGCTCTTGGTGTTCTTCGGTGTACTTAAACTGTTTTTCTTTTAACTCGGAAACATCTTGCTTTTCAAAGATTAAGCGGGTCGGAAATTCTTTGTTATATTCAATACAACCGGGATTAAGGTTATAGACCGCTGACGGTTCTTTTATACCAGAACCTAATATCGGATATTCATACACCCAACCATACGCATATTTAAAGAATAGATACTCCCTTAAGAAGTCCTGCTTTGATTGAAAGGGATTAGGGTTGTTTAGAAGATTTACTAAATAATGACTATCGCTTTCGTTTACGTAGAACTTAGCTTGGCTAAATAAATCGCTTATTAGATCAACACATCTAAAAGCTACTGGATTAGTAAGTAGACAATTAAGTTTATTGCCTAGCCCCCAATCTGAAGAATGACCGCCTACAGTATACCAAACGTTTCCTTGTCGGTCACGCTCAAAATAAGTAGGCTTAAATAAATTTGATAACCAGCTTATGGTATAGAAATGAGCCTATGCCCCTTTCTTTGTTATGCTTCCTGCGAGCCTTGATTGATACGAATTAGCTAACTTGTTAGGGTAATACTTGATTGTCTTAGAATCTTCTATCTCATTGATGTTCCCACACCTACACAGCACTTTCCCGCTGTCAATATCTTCTCCTAAATACCGTGTTTTGGTACAACCACACAACACCCTACTTGCAATATTACTCTTTTTTTTCTTATCTTTCATAAATAATACTAATAGTTGTTAACTTAATTATCAACATTCTCTATATCCAGTCGTTAGGGAATAGATCCTTGCAAGTAATCCACAGCCCGGTGATACTATCCGGAGCGTCATCGTTATAGCCATCCTTTCTATTTAGCTTATCGTCTTTGTTGTAATTAAACAACTCTCTCATAGCCTTATCGTACATACTACCGGATTCATAGTCGTTTCTAAACACAAAGTAATTTCTAATAAAACCGCTGTTCTGAATGATACGGCTGTGTTTGTTGGCTTGTTGGCTAAAAGGGTATGTAAGACATCCAACACTTTTTATTAGGCTTTCGTAGTAGCCCCCTCCTACTCCATTAACCTCAACGGCCATGTGCTGTATACCGGTTTCGATGCTTTTATATGTAATTTCTGGAATGGTTATATCTTGATTGTCTTGTGTAAAATACCAGTCGTAAATATAGATAAGGCTTCCTATCTTCATTCCTATTGGCATACTAAGGCTGTCAGTGCCACGATCTGCAACGTCAATAAACGATACCACTGTTTCTACATTTTCTAAGTTGAAGTTGTCTAAAGAGAAGTAATCAAAGTCATTTCTTTTAAACAATGCGCCTTCCAGGTCTTGAATCCACCCACCCATAACAATATGTTCGTAGTCTTGTGGGCTTCGCTCTTTCATTAGTTCATAGCTTCGCACTATGTTTTCTGGAATGTTCTTAGGGTCTACGTCTTTGTAGCTTGTGTGGATGTATAGAACATTGTTTTTAATTCCGTTATATCCATCCGGCACACCGTTTTCTTTAAAGAACTTTTGATATATCCAATGGTCTTTAGTAGTTGGGTTTAGAAGTAATATAGAAAGGTTCTGTTTGTCTTTTGAGCGTATGGAATAATACACTTTTTCAAAAGTTTTGTAATCGGGTATTTCCTCAGCTTCGTCAGTTACCATAACATTAAACCCTTTTAAAGATTTTAGGTTTGCTGTTTGCCCGTGTGATCCAGTCTTTATGCCTTTAAAAGATATAAGGCCATCCCCGCAGTTTGAATAGTATTTGTTGTTTGTGAAAGTGAAGTAATCGAGTAATCCGGAGTTTTCTATTTTTTCTGTTATCTCTGGTATAACACTATCACTCATAGATACATTTGTGAAACGAGTGTATAACGTTTTAAAATCGTATTGCAAAGTGGCTTCTACCGTCCAATCTCCTACTTCAAAAGATTTACCCGACCCCCTACCACCGGTTAATATAACCGTATCAACTAAAGATAAAGATTTGTAGTACTCTTTTTTTTCTTTGGATAGTTTAGTTTTAGGGTCTAAGGCTTTATCTACGTGCAGTAGATCGTAAAGAGGTTTGTATTTTATTGATGTTTTACTGGTCGCTTCCAAAGTCCTCAAACGTTTTCTTTGGCGGTTTAGAGAAGCTGTGGCTGTTCTCTATTGTTTCTTTTGGTTTCCCGAACCTATACTCCATGTAGAGCTTAAGAGCATTAAAGTTTTCTTCGGTTATTAGCTTCTCAAGTATTTTAAACGGCTTGTCTTTGTCG